AATGCAGAGCAGATAAGCAGTCTGGAAGAGTATTCTATTTAGAAAAGGATAATTCTATTGGCTGATTTACGTTTTGAATTAAAAGGACTCGAAAAACTTCAATCTAAACTTCAAAGAGTGGCTAAGATGGAAGAAGTGGAGCATATTGTTGAGAAACACGGCGAAGCAATGCAAAAAAAAGCAGTTAACAACGCTTCCAGATTTAGAGGTCATTATGAAGGTAGAGGCAAAAATAAACATTTCGTCAAGCCTACAGGGGCGACAAAGCGTTCTATTTCTGTCAATAGTAGTAAAGTCGGCAGGTTCAAATATAAAGTGGCACCAGGCACTAATTATGCTGCATACGTTGAATTGGGGACTCGCAAAATGAGTGCGCAACCGTTTATCAAGCCAGCTTTTGATAATCAGAAAGAGGAATTTAAAAAAGATTTGGAGAGGTTGGTTAAATGAAATCAAGAGAGCAAGCAGTTTTTGACAGCGTATTTAAACGTTGCCAGAATTTAGGGTATAAAACGTATGACTATAAACCAGACGACAATGTGCCTTATCCGTTCGTTGAGTTAGAGGATACTACTTCTATACTCGTTCCAAACAAAACGGACGTGAAAGGAACTGTCGAACTGGTCTTATCAGTATGGAGTACCCGCAAAAAACGAAAACAAGTATCGGATATGTGTTCGAGTATCCTAGCAGAATCGATGAAGATTGTTGAGGCGGACGGCTATTATTTAGCCTTAAATATCTCTCAATCTACAATATCGATTTTTGACGATAACACGACAGTCGAACCGCTCAAGCGTGGTCGTGTTCGTCTAGTATTTACTATTTTATAGAAAAGAGGTTAAAATAAATGCCAGTTGCAAAAAAAGGTATTGATAGTATTTTATTATTTCGCTTATTAAGTGAAGCAAGCAAAGCGGACGGTGCTAAACTAGCATTCCAAACTGAACACTCAACAGAGAAAAGCCGTGACACTAACTCTGTTAAAACTAAAGACGGAGTTTTACAATCAGTCGGTGGTATTGAGGTTTCAATCACTGCTACAACAATCATGGCAGAAGACGATGAGCTTGTTGCTAAGCTAGAAACAGCTATGGACAAGGGCGAACTTGTTGAGGTTTGGGAAATCGAGAAAAACGCTAAAAAACAAGGTAACAAATTCGAGGCTGTATATTATCAAGGTTACTTGACATCGTTCAAGAAAACTAAAAACGCAGAAGACTTAATCGAGTTGGAACTTGAGTTCGCAGTTAACGGTACTGGTGTTAAAGGTTATGCAACACTTAACACTAGCCAAGCAGAAGTGGTTCAATATGAATTCGCTGATACTACAAAAGGAACAGCAAGTCCAGCAAGCCCAGTTGCTGGAGTACCTGGAATCGGTGGTTAGAAATTAAGAGAGGTTAACGCCTCTCTTTTTTATTGTATTTTTTAGAAAAAGGAGAAATAACAATGCAATTAAAAATCAATGATAAAACTTACAACATTAAATTCGGAGTGAAATTCGTTCGTGCGCTTGATAAAGCTTATCCAATCGAACAACAAGGATTAAAATTCGGAATGGCATTATCTGCTAAAATCCCTGAATTGTACGCTAAGAATATCGCATCATTAGCGGATATTATCTACTACGGAACAGTTACAGAAAGCCCTCGTCCTTCATTATCGGAAGTTGAAACATACGTTGAAGAGTGCGAAGACTTAGAACGATTATTCGATGATGTACTTCAAGAATTAAGCGAGTCAAACGCAGGCAAGTCTTTGCTACAGGAGATGAACCAAGGTCTCAAGAAGAAATAGTTGAGAAATCATCTATCGAAACGTTTGAGGAAATCATTATAAATTGTGTCCGATTTTTAAACATTACAGACATGAACGAGATAGGTCGTATGACAATGTACGAGTATGACTTGTTGATGACTGGAGTGTTGTTAAGAAAGCAAGATGAAGATGAACTCTTACATCGTTCTGCTTGGTTAACTAGACAGGTAGAAGCTACTAAATCGGACGGTAAAACTCCTTTATACAAAAAGTACAGTGATTTTTATAAGAAAAAAGATACTAAGAAAAAGTATCAGCTCTCAGACAAAGAGAAAGAACTCTTACTGAGAGCAAATACGTAATGAAAGGAGGTATATAATGGCAGAAACTTATTCAGTCGAAGCGGTGCTAACTGCTGTCGATAAGGGAATGAGTTCTACTTTGAACGGGTTACAGAAAGCAATCAACGGACTTCAAAAATCATCATCTACATTCGATAACATTTCAAATAAGAGTAGCTCTATGTTTAAATCTATGCTGGGCGCTAATCTTGTTAGTTCAGCAATAGGTTCGGCAGTTAGTAGCATTAAAGGAACTTTGGGCGAAATGGTTGGAGAGTTGAATAGCTCAAAAAAGGCTTGGGATACGTTTGACGGAAACTTGAGTAAGCTAGGTTGGGGCAAGGACCAGATTAATCAAGCTAAAGAGGCTATGCAAGATTACGCTACTAAAACTATTTATTCAGCCTCAGATATGGCTAGCACATTCTCGCAAATGGCGGCGATTGGTCGAAACGATAGTAACGAACTAGTAAAAGCAATGGGTGGTTTAGCAGCATCGTCTGAAAATCCTAAACAAGCGATGAAATCCCTATCTCAACAAATGGTGCAAGCTCTAGCTAAGCCAAAGTTAACATGGCAAGATTTTAAAATCATGATGGAACAAGCTCCAGCAGGTATGAGCGAAGTTGCTAAACAAATGGGATTGTCGCTTAACGAATTGATTACCAAAATTCAAGCAGGCGAAGTTAAAACAGATGATTTTGCCGAAGCGTTTAAACGCGCTGGGGCATCCATGCAAGATATGGCTACTCAATACAAGACGATTGACCAGGCTATGGATGGATTGAAAGAATCACTTTCAAATAAACTAAAGCCAGCTTTTGATACGCTGTCTAAAGCAGGTATCAAGGCTTTAGAAGCGATTATGAATCAGATTGATAAGGTTGATTTCAATAAACTAGCAACAAATCTAGAAGGCTTTTTAAGCAAGATAGACTTTGAAGCGGTTATCGGAAAAATAACATCATTCGTGGGTTCGGCTACTGCTAAAATTAAGGAATTTTGGCAAGGATTCTCAAATACAAGCGCAATCTCTGACTTCAAGAACGCATTGAGCGAAGTTTGGGAGGCTGTCAAGAAAGTATTTTCATCACTTTCTGGTGGCGATACGGCTTCTTTTGGTGAAAAAATCGGTAAAGGATTGTCAGTAGCTTCTGAAGCGATAAAAGCTTTTGCTAAAGTGGTTCAGAGTCTAAGCCCTGAACAAATTCAAGCAATTGCCAAAGCTTTTATTGGTTTTAAGGTGGCTCAAAGGGCAATAAAACCCGTGGCAAGCGCCTTAATAGGACTCAGTAAGGGTGTAGGCGCAGTTAAAGCCGTTTTTGGTGGTTTAGCAAGCTTTACGAGAGTGGCAAAAGCTTTAGGTGGTATTGCTAAAGGCTCACAAGCTGCTAGCTCAGCCTTAACTTTCATGGCTGGAAGTTCAAAACTTGCTAAAGGTGCAATGGTCGGATTGAATATCTTTAGTAAGGTAGGCGGATGGATTGGTTCGGTAGTTAGTGCAATAGTTGCTTTCCTCGGTCCAGTCGGTTTAGTGATTGCCGCCGTCGTGGCAATTGGTGTGGCGTTCGTTGTTCTTTGGAATAAATGTGAAGGTTTCAGAAACTTCTTCAAAGGTTTATGGGATGGCATTGTCAACATCGCTTCAAAAGCTTGGGAAGGTATCAAAAATGCTTGGAATGGCGTTGGAGAATGGTTTTCTAATCTATGGAACGGTGTTAAAGAAACGGCTTCAAATCTTTGGAATGGTTTCTTAGAGACAGCTAAACCAGTAATCGAAGCTATTAAGAATGCATGGAATAGCATTACTGAGTTCTTTTCTGGACTTTGGAACGGCATTAAACAATTCGCCTCGAATGTTTGGAACAGCTTTGTAGAAGGTGCACAACCTATCGTGGAAGCGTTGATGAATGTCTGGAACGCCTTGACAGATTTCTTTTCAACTCTCTGGGACGGAATCGTTTCAATAGCTAAGACTGTTTGGGAAGGTATTGTCAATGTAGTAAAAGCGGTCGTTGAAGTGATTAAGAACGTATGGAACGGCATTACAGAGTTCTTCACTAATCTTTGGAACGGCGTCGTGGAGGTTTCTACGAATGCATGGAATGGATTCGTTGAATTTATGACGCCAATCGTTGAAACACTTAAAGGATTATGGAATGGTTTTGTTGAGTTCATGAATGGCGTATGGAACGGTATTGTTTCAGTTGCTACTACAGCATGGAATACACTCCAACCTATCGTTGAAGCGGTTTGGACTGCTATTCAAACGTTTATCTCAACAGCTATCCAAAACATTCAAACTGTTATCACAACAGGAATGCAAATTGTTCAAGGTGTATGGGAGGCGGTTTGGACTGTATTTACTACAATCGTTCAGACTGTTTGGACTGTTATTTCAACGGTTATTTCAACTGTATTGAATGTAATTGCTGGCATCATCAAAACGGTTACTGCTGTAATAAAAGGAGATTGGAGCGGTGCTTGGGAAGCTATTAAAGGAATAGCTCAGACTGTTTGGGAAGGTATTAAAACAGTTATATCGACTGTCATTAATGCAATTAAGGACGTCATTAGCACTGTTTTGGGAGCTATCAAAAATACTGTTTCAGCAATTTGGGAAGGTATTAAGAGCATTTTCACAACAACAATAAATGCGATTAAAGAAACTGTGGTGAATGTCGCAAACGCCATGAAAGAAGGTTTCTTGGGTGCATTAGATGCACTTAAGGGCGGAGTTTCAAGTGCAATCGAGGCGATTAGTGGTTTCTTTGGCAGATTATGGAATATTGATTTAAGCGGTGCAGGTCGTGCGATTATGGATGGTTTCCTCGGTGGGTTGAAATCAGCATGGAACGCTGTTACTGATTTTATCGGTGGCGTTGCTAACTGGATTGCAACACATAAAGGACCTATCTCGTATGACAGACGATTGCTTATCCCAGCAGGTCAAGCCATTATGGGCGGTTTCAATGCTGCTTTAATGGGTGGTTTTGAAGATGTCAAAGGTAATGTATCTGGAATGGCAGACGGCATCCGTTCGATGTTCGATGACGCAGGATCTAGAGTTTCCGCTATGTCAAATGCTTTACAAGGCGACTTTTCTAATAACGTATCTGGTACATTATCAGCAACGTATGAAGTCAACCAGACGAAAGAGCCTGCTGTTATTAACCTTGCTTTAGGTTCTAATGATTTCAGAGCCTTTGTTTCAGATATTTCAAATATTCAAAGTAAAGAAGAAAGGATAAGATTGAAGGCTTCAAGCCTTTAATGGTGGTTTAAATGTATATTTTTAACGACACAACAAAAGGCACACCAACATTTAATTCTGGTCTAGAAGTTCAATTTGGTGGAGTAAGCCTCAATCAAGAAATGAACAACGAGGACGGAACGTTTTTTGTGGCGAATACCACAGGACGGGACGTCCTTGATTTTCACCATGAAACAGCGAATATAAAAGGTCGAGACGGTCAATATCTCTATGGTGCGACGTATAAAGAGCGTGAAATTGAGATACAAGTTAGACTAACAGGTTATACTGATTTGGGAATGCGAAAACAGTATGAGCGTTTAAACCGCTTGTTGTTTTCCCGTCAAGCTAAGAAATTAGAATTTGGCGACGATGGAGAGAGATATTACAAAGCTATCTTTTCAAAAGTTAAGAAGCCAGAACTAGAAGATGCGAATGATACAGTTATCAAGTTGCATTTTATTTGTTATGACCCGTTTAAATATACTGAGCCTAAAAGTACAGGAAGTAACAAGGTAACTTATAACGGTGACTTTCCAACAGAGCCTATTTTGTATCTTACAACTAAAGAAGGTTCTGAAATTCGCATCTTACACCTTGAAACTCAAAAATATATCAGATTAAAAGCTACTTACGCTCAAGGTTCAAGTCTGGTAATTAATTGTGAAACTAGAGAAATCACGTTAAATAGCCGAAACGAGTTGATGAATTTTGATGTGGTTAACAGTCGATATTTCAAACTTCAAAAAGGCGTGAATACATTCCAAGTTGAGGGCGCTACATTGAATGATATCCAGTATAAAGAGGTGTTTGCATGATTTACTTATTTAATCAAACGGAAGAATTGATTGATGTAATCGATGAAGCGAGCCTTGCGGATTTTACACACACGATTGAATTGAATCAGTTTGATAGAGCGAGTTTTGAAATACCAGTAGACTACAAACCTGAAATTATCAAAGAAGCCCAGTTTTTTGGTTTTCAATCGAGAGACGGGGCTTTTTGTTTGTTCAGAATTTCTGAAAAGTCCTATGATATTGGATTGTCTATACAAGGTATAGACAGGGCAGAAAGTGACTTACATTCATTCATCATCGAGAATAAGCGCCCTAAGGGAACCGCTGAACAAGTATTGAGTGGAATTTTAGAAGGAACAGGCTACCAATTAGGAAATGTAGACGGCTTGACTCGAACAGGGAAATTGAGCTTCTACTATATTTCAGTTCGTCAAGCGCTCGTTAAAATAATTGAATCGTACGCTTGCGAGTTTAAAGTCAGATATACCTTTGTAGAAAATAAAATCATTGGGCGCTATATTGACCTCAACCAGCGTTTTGGACATGTTACAGGTCATCAATTCGAGTATGGCACTAACATTCTGAATGTTACATACGAAGAATCGTCTGATGACGTTGTAACAGCTTTGATTGGTCGTGGTAAGGGTGAACAAAGCACGGATGAGAATGGAGAATCTACTGGCGGTTACGGTCGTAGAATCCAGTTTAAAGATGTTGTTTGGTCGGTTGCAAACGGCGACCCCGTTGATAAACCAGCGGGACAGAATTATGTAACAAATGAAACTGCGAGAAATATCTATGGATTACATCAAAACGGCGTTATTAAGCATCGTTTCGGTGTATATACCAATGAGGATATTGAAGACCCTACTGAGTTATTAAAAGCTACTTATAAAGAGTTACAACGCTTATCCGTTCCAATTGTTACGTTTAAAGCAAATCTTTTGGATTTAGCTAATGCGATTGAGCAGGATATTTGGATTGGAGATAGCGTCGGAATCGTAAGAGACCAAATTGGGATTGCTTTTGAAGCTAGAATCCATAAATTAGTCATCGATAAATTAGATGATAACCGTTCAGTTGCTGAATTAGGCGATTATCAAACGTTACAATCTAAAGACCGTGCGAGCCGTCAACAAGCTATCAAAGATGCAGTTGGTGACTTTAGTGAATCGCTATTCGAACAATCTATTGCGAATGAAGTCGAAAGACGTAACAAAGAGATTGACGAAAAGGTTCGTATTATACAACTTGAGATTGATAACGTTGTAAAAGAATACCAAAACAAAGCAGAAGATTTCAGCGCTAAAATCCATGATGAAATGGAAAAAGAGCGTCCTGAATTCGTGAAGCGTATCCGTGAAGAGTTGATGAGCGGTGCGGACTCAATCGCTGAATTAAGTAAGAAATTAGAGCAAGTAAGCGAGACCGCAAGAATAAACGCTGGTCTAATTGGTGGCGATGGAACCGCTAAGTATAACAAGAACCGCCTCAATGGTAGCACAGCTAAGAAAATCGCCTATGGTACTGATTATGTCGAAGTCGGACACAATGGAGAAGGCTTCGAGCTAGGTAAACAGTATGTTATCAGCTGGTCAGCAACATGTACGGTTTACGGAAAGACAGACGTGACTGTGACAGTCAAGAAGAATCCGTTCTATGGCGGACACGTTCATTTTGAGCCTGCTAATCCACACTTGCCAGTGATTGACAAAGACTTAACAAATAAAGAGGAGCAAGTCTTAGCGGTTTATAACGACGGCTATCGCCTGACATTTTCAGGAGACTGGTATCAGAACTCAGTTCAGTTTGCGACAATTGATAATCGAACCAATCGAATTGAGTTTGAACCAATCTATAAGACGGTTGCTGACGGTCAAAATTCAATATATGACGGAAGTTGGAACGAAAGTCCAACATTTATTTTTGATGGAGGTGTAGCATGACGGAAACAATACCAATTAGAGTGCAACATAAACGAATGACAGCTAGTGATTGGGCAAATAGCCCTCTTGTTCTGCTTGAAGGCGAGTTAGGTGTTGAGAGCGATACAGGCAAGGTTAAGGTTGGAAATGGTCGTGACCGATTCACAGCCTTACAATATCTAACAGGACCAAAAGGCGACAAGGGTGAGCGTGGCGAACAAGGACCAAAAGGTGCTGACGGTGTTATGCGATTCGAGGAACTTACAAGTCAACAAAGAGAATCGTTAAAAGGCGCTCCAGGTCCGATGGGTCCAGCGGGACCTAGAGGGGAAAATGGAACGCCAGGACAAAAAGGTGACACTGGTCCTCGTGGAGAACAAGGACCTATCGGTTTGACTGGTCCTAAAGGTGCAGACGGTGCAAGAGGTGCTCAAGGGCCAGCAGGACCAACAGGACCTAGAGGAGCAGACGGTGCTCCAGGCCAAAATATTATTAATCAGAACGGTGGGCAACCTC